TTGCGTATCAACTTGACCTAAACCATGCATTTTTAAAAGAAGATTTACAGGACCTCCACCAATCTTACCCTGATTTGCTTTAGATCCTTTCACTTCTCCCTGCCACCCACTTAAGTTATCTCCAGAAAATCCTCTGAATTGTATTTTTGTTCCATCAGTAAAGACAATATAAAAGTCCTTACTTGATTGATTTGCTTCAATTTTAGAAAACTGTTTTTCTGAAGTGTCTTTTTTATCAAAGTTTAATATTTTTGCATCAGCACTTCCAGACATTTTCTTTAAGGAAACTCCAAACATCTTCGGTGCTTGAGGATTAATCCTTTCATTCATGCATTGATTCAATCCCTTAAGGGATTGCTCTTCCTCCAAACATTTTGGATCATACTTTGGTGTAGTTATATAAATGTCTGCTGGAGACCACTTATTAATATCTATTCTAATTTTTTCAATCCCCTTAACTCTTTTGAATTGATTTTCTATATGATTAACTGTTTTATCTCCACGATGAAAAACTATACCATTCTTAAGTCCCTTAAACTTTTCCCATAGTTTATTTGCACCTAATACAGATGACTGCATCCATTCATCTGTCATTTCATTCATTATTTTATCTAGATTACCATTGACGCTGAATTTATCTTTATATGCTTTTACGTTAGCAGGAGTAATATCAGACTGAGTAATCTTTCTTCCTAACCCGAAAGCAACAGCTGCATAAACACATTGGGCAGACTCTGCGAGTTCGGTTACAGCAGCACCAGCTCCAGATCCACCACCCTTTGTTTTAAAAATAATTCTTAAGATTGAACTTGTACTTTCTTTTATTTCCAGTCCATCAAATCCAGATTCTGGTACTGCTTTTTGTTCGTATTTTACTCCAGTCTTATTAAGTTTATCCTTTATTTCTTCACGAATCTCTGCCCTTTCTTTTCCATTTACTTGAAGAACAGTTACCTTAGCACCTGCTTTCTTCACTTCAGTTTCATATCCCTGAAGAACTTCATTTATTGCTAACAGTACTCCAGAAATGTCTGCCATTTTTATTTTTATTTATTCTTATTAAGTTTAAAATATAGTTTATAATATTTCTTTTTCATAGTGTTGATAATTTCTCTGTCCTCATTGAATCCCATATACTTCATTAAAGCAGAAGAACCCTCAAGTTCACTAATCAACCTGAGGATATCTATGGGATTTATATCAGAGTTTTCCATCCACAACTGCTCTACCGACGACTCTAGTATACTGATCTAGCGTTCCTTCTTGCTCGCATTTAAGATGCCATCTAGTCATACTAATCACATCTTCTTTCTTTAATCCAGTAAGCATCTTCCGACCTTCTTTTGTTTCAGAAGACCATAGACCCATTCTAGTTTCCCATACACGGAAACAATCATCAATCCATTCTACTTCAGCAATCTCGGGATGTACTGGTGGTTTTTGTGATTCAGTATTCATGTAATTAATTCGTTGTCTTTTAGATAATGTAGAGTTTCTTTTAATGATCCTCTATGATGAACTCCGATTGAAATCTGAGGATACTCTGCCTCTGGTCCGAACTCTGCTCGGAATTGACTTTCGGTAAATTCTTTATTCAGAACATACTCATGAAAGTCACTGTAGATACTTGTGAGAAGCATAGCAGCTCTCTCACATTCTTGATTGCCGTTACTGTAAATCCATGCTTGAGTTGTCATTTCTTTTGATGGTTATACTCGATTACAATTTTTTCGTGTTCAGTAGTTCTATCACAACAAATGAAATAGTGTGCTTTACCATCTAGAAGTTCTTCAATCTTCTCTACTAGATTTTTAGCAATATTCATTTTAGTTTCTTTGCTGCCAGTCATCAATTTCTTCTTGAGTAGGAACTATAATTCGGAAGGCAAGACCCTCTTCTTCAAACTCCTTGTTCATCTTCTCGTATGTTTCAGGAGTAATTTTCTCAGTCACGTTGCCTCCAATCATCAGGTTTATCTTGTCTAAACCAATCTACAATTTCATCTGCACCATCAAATCCCGATTTATAATTAGATGGGTCGGGATCTCCTAGCCCCATCTTATTCATAAAATCATCCATACTTCCCTCCTGAATATCCTGGGCAGCATGACGACGTGCTTTACGAAGCCATTCTCTAGCAGTAGTATTTGCTTTTGCTAGTTTTTCTGCCCAAATCATATCGTCCAGTTGGACTTCTTCTTTGTTTGCAATCTTGGAACAAATGAATTCTAGTCTGAGGCGATATTGAGTTGATAGCATGTTAGTTAATTTTGAGTTTGTCTTTTAAATCAAGAACCTTGTTAACCTCGTTAACCGCAGCAGACATCCTAGCACCTAGGATATCCATGATATCTTCGTAGATTATTGTATTATCCACGTAGTCATCGAAGTATGTGTCGATTGCTTCTTTGAGATACCTCTTGCGATGCCATTCAGGGGAGTAGGGTTTGTAGTCCATAATATTTACTCGTCAGTTTTGACTTCTTCTTCAGTCTTCTTATTAAAGCCAAAAGGTCCAATTTTATTTTTGACTTTGTTTTTCATAGCAACCCCAGCAAGAGATTCCATTACTTTTAGAACCTGCTCTGGTTTTGCTCCCTCACCCAGTTCTCGGGCGACGTAAAAATATTTAGGCCAGAACTCTTCACCTGCCTTTTCATAATCTTCAAGAGTAATTTCAAGTTTCATAATTAACCTCCTAGTTCTTTGATTTGTCTTTCAAGATCGCGAAGAACTTTTTCTGCGGTATAAGCACCAGTTTCTTCTTTTCTGCGATCCATTTCTTCTTCCACCTTCTTAGTGATGGATGCGTGACGCATGTGCTCACTTGGGTGTGCCATCATCTTCTTTGTTTGACTCATGCAAAATTGAAGTTGCAAGAGTTCCATGTCATCAAATTCAAGCATAATTAGGGAATATGGGTTGTGGTAAAACGTTAAAAGAAAAAGTAATTCGATCTTCATTATTTGTTCCAAAAGGAACTTTGTGAAGAACATGAGATCTAAAGATCAGCATACTATTTTGAGGAAATTCTATATCAATTTTGCTTTTAAAGCAATCATTGCTCGCTTCAGAGATATTATTATATTCTTGAGTAGAATTCATAAAGATAACTGGAGCTGAACCCTTCGGAAGTTTGCAAAAATAAATTACGCTGAAGTAGGACATTGGATGAACATGAAACTCTTGATAATTATTTTTATTATATGAGTTATACCATCCATTTGAGACTCTCCAATCAAACTCAGGCATTCCTAAACCTTTTGCAACTTGTTCACAGTTATGTAAAACAAGACTAGCTAGTTCTTTAAATTCTTTTACACTGCGAAATTCAGCATCCATAGCAAAGGAATTTGTTGGAGATTTTTTCCCAGATGACCAAGCGTCCTCTCCATAACCCTTCCATTTTTTAGAGTACTTTTTGACTTTACTGATCAAGATCTTTCTCATATCTTCAGAAATAGCATCCTGAATTACGCAGAAAGGTTCTGCAAATAATGGACTAATCTGTACTTTCTGATTCATTTTGTCGTTCTTCAAAGTCTCTTTCTATTTCTACATCAAGACGATTGATAATACCCCTAAGTAGTTGAACTCGCGAAGAGGGAAACTCAACAGAGTCGTCTTTAGTATGAAAGAAAAGTGCATCGCTCAAAGCATTTGCCTCTTCAGGAATCAATTTTAAATTAATCATAGATCTCCTTCCTTACGATTCTCGGAATAATGAACATCAAAACTACCACCAGGATAGCGAGACTCTAGTTTCTCAACATTCATCTCAATGATCTCATCGAATGTAGTATCCAGAGCCATACATGCCTGAGCAAGATACCAACAGATATCACCCAGTTCACGTTTCATGTGAAAAACATTTTCTTCATTGTAGGGTTTACCCTGCAAGAAGATTTTCTTCACGACCTCAGTGAACTCACCAGACTCTGCAGTCAAACCAAGAGCAGCAGTCAAAAGTTTTGAGACATCTGCACCATTAGCATCAAGTTCACGAAGACGTGCTTCTAGAATACGTGGATCTGTACTAGGAGCACTAGTAACAGTGTACACGAATTCAAGATATTTTTTAGTATCAACTTTAGTCATGAAAATCAGGGATAAATGGTTCTTGTTCGGACTGAGGCAATTGTTGTTGAACGTCTAGACGCTTACCATTAACTTCAATGTAGTCTACCTCTTTCCAACTTCCACCAACACCGCCATCCATATTGACGACAATATCATTTGTAGGAAGTTGTTTTCTAGGAGATACATCAACGATGTCTCCTGGAAGAGGATTGAAGGTAAAGTAGTGCCCATCCCAGTATTTGTTTCTGGTATGCATAAGGTTGACTGCATCTCTTTCGATACCGCAGTCAGCGATCTTCTTTCCATCAGGATCAAATACAGAGTAGTAGCCGTTCATGAGAATTTAAATCCCTCAAATGATTTCTTGGGTTTTTGTTCCTCATAAGTATACTCCTCTTCTCGACCTGAGTCAAGTATATCGTCTTGTGCTGATTGCTCACAATCATAGAGACGCATCTTTGCTCGGTCAATGCCGACGATAAATCTTTTGTTTATTGTAGGATCGTTATATCTATTCTTCAGTTGCTTCACCATTATCTGACCAAGTGATTCAAGTTCCTCAGTGCTAATAAGGGCAAACATAAGATCAGCAGTAGCAGGGAGACCAAAGGACTCACTAGTATCAGTAAGCTCAACATCAGAGCTACCATAACCAGAACGAGTGGT